GTTTATTAGTTGGTCTAATTAAACCAATCTCTGCTAGGAAAGTATCTACTGTATTAAAAGAAGTTGGTGTCTTAACAAATGCATTGAATTCTACATCACATGGAGTATAAAGCATTTGCTGTACTTGATTAAGTTCACCGCTATCTAATAGTCTCTTCATGAATACATTATCTTCTTTACCAGTAATGGAGTATACATGAACAAACTGAGAATTAGCCATAGCCATATTAGCTAAGTTATATCTATTAACTATTCTAAACCGAGGACGTGGAGATCCTTCAGGTTCTTCAAATAGTACTACTTTAATATCAATGAAATCTAATGTATTCATCATTAGATTTCTTTTATCTAATATCTCTTGCTGTTTAGCAGGAGTTAATTTATATTTATCATACATCCATTCTAATCGTTCTTGAAAGTCTTCTGGTATATTACCATACTTCTCTTCATATTCATAGAACTTCTGTTTACGATTCTTCATAAAATCACCTCAAAAATAAAGACTTAAGGTACTTAAAGTACCTTAAGTCAATGTTTTGATTAGTATATAAATTTAGCCCTTACGGAATACACGGTTAGTGATAATATTAGCAATACTATTACTAATCTTAGTTTGAATTGAGTTAGGGAAGTTAACAAGTGTTTGCTCTTTTAATGCTAAGAATAAACGAGCAGTACGGATAATATCAGGTTCATTAGTATTTACACCAGCCATATTAGCTAAGTAAGTAATTAATCCGACATTACCAAATGTTTGACTTGCACCTTTACCAAGGATACGTTCAGATGAGATAGAAAGTTTACTATATAAGTCTTTGATTTCTATACTTACATCTACAGTTGTAGGTAAACCATCAACTGTCCAACCACCTTCAGATCCTTTTTGGACTGACATAGACATTAGACCCATATCGATATTAAAGAATCCACGGTAGAATGCTCTAACTAAGAATGGAGATACATATCCATTTGGAGATACTTGACGTGGTGCACACATAGCAATCAAATGCATTAATGGTACACCAATATTTATATACCAAGATCGTCTATCATAATCTGGAGATACTAATTTAAGGTTAATAGAGTAACTACTTGAGTATGAGGAATCTGCCCATAGTTCAGGGAACTCTAATTTACCACCAGCAAATACTGTCTTAGCACCATTCATGATCATACCCATGAAACCTTTCATTGTACCAAGACTACCAGTTTTAGTCATCTTATCTGTATTACCAGCATCTTTATTTAATTCCTTAGCAGAGAATAAGTCAACATCAAAACCACTAATACCAGTCAAGAATTGTACTTCACGACCAATATCAGACATGCTGTTGATTTTATCTGCTAAGATACTTCGTGCAGTATCATTACCGAAGTTTTCCGAGATTTGTGTTTCAGAGTTTAGATATAAACCTACACCACCATAGTATGAATAGTTATGTGCGATTTCATTCTTAGATCTATCAAACCAGTTGATATTACCGATTTGCTCACCATTATACATTTCACCATTTATATTTAAGAATACAGATAGTGCTGTACACATAGAGTTTACGTATCTATAATAATCTTCTGCTTCAAATTGAAGAGTATAATATCTCATTTCATTATCAGTAGAGTTAGCTAGTTTATCAATAGATTGACCACTAACTGCACCAAGCAATGAATTCAATACACTCTTACGTTTCTCATCAGCATAACCAGCCATAAAGTCTGGTATACCTGGAGTAAGAACTAATAGTGGCATCTTAGAAAGAATCTTTTCATGGAACTTTCTACCAAAGCCACCTAGTTCTGGAATCCTATTATCTACATTCTCCATCCATTGATATGGCATACCCATAACAGTAGATAGTTCTCGTTCTGTAAATTTAAGACCATTACCAGCTCTAGTACCATATACATATGATGCATTAGTACCAGCTACAATCTCTGCATATAAGTTATCAGCTCTGTTTCTAGATTCCGCTTGAGCTTTCTTATACTTTGCAGGATCTACACCAGTCATTTTCAAATAAGAATCTTTAATACCAGCTAATGCACTATCAGGATCCTGAGGCTGATTTGCTTTAGGATCCTTAGCTTTATCTTTAGCATCTTTAGTATTCTTATCAGTTTCTGTTTTAGGTTTATCCCCATCACCTTTACCAGGTTGAGGTTGTGGATCTGGTGTAGGCTGAGGTTGGGGTTGTGGCTGAGGATCGGTTTGATCGTATACATACGAGTCTGTAAATATTGCAGGATTATCAAAAGGATTTGCCACTTTAAAATATTTTGTAAGGGGCAGTGCAGCTTCCCCTTCTATTTTCCCAATTCTGGATTAAGAGTTCCATCAGAGAAGAAGAAACCGTCAGATTTTTGAACCATCTTCAAATCTTTACGCCATACCCAAGTTTGAATACCTTTTGGGTAACCAAGTAAAGCTAATTGTTTAGAAGAATCAAGTAATGCTACGATATGTGTTGTAGGTTCATATTCTTTTTCAGGTAATGGACGACCATAAGCGTCTACTGCACCTTTCTTAAGCATAACTACATCACCATATTTTGTTTTTTCATCAGCATCTGGATAGTCTTCAAATCCTTTATATTCATCAAAGTATTGAGTTGATCCAAGCATAGAGATACGACGTACATATCCACGTTCAAATTTAATCCAGATATTATCTGTTAAAGTTGGTTTACTACCATCTGTATGATAGATAAATCCAGGTACTACGTATTCAGCATGTACTACTTGACCTTTACGGCAGATACCAACTACTTGAGAGTAGTCATCTGGATAACGTCTAATATATGTAGGTACGTTGCTAACGTGTTGGAAATTTTTATTTACAATCATAGTAGACTGAGGGTTATTATCTTTTGCCATATGATTTTATCCTCCATTAATAACAAAATTTATATTTAATAATGTGTTAAGGGATCCTACAGATTAGGATCCCATTTAACACCCATAATATCTTTCACATGTCGATCTAATTCAATTAATACTTTATTGATAGCACCTAGAGTTAATACTGAAGTTACCATACGAGCATTTACTGAACCAACAGGTAAGAAGCTATGTACTTTTTCTTCTGGTCTATATTCAGAGTAAGGTTCTTTACCTTCAGGGAAGATTTCTTTTACTACCCCTTTAAGTGCAGAGAAGTATACTAGCTTATCACCAACAGACATCTTATCATAATACTTGATATAGAATTCTACTAATACTTTACCTTCAGCATGTTTTAGTTTACCAACAGCTGGTAATACACCTGAAGTACCGTATTGAGATGCATCAATACCAAGTTTACTTAACTTAGATTTCATCTTATCTATTGGTGTATTATATTTATTAACAAATGCAGCTAATGACTTAGACATTTCAGAAGTTGGAATAGTAGAGTAAATTTTAATATCTTGGAGTTTACCAGTTACTTTAGATTTAACTTTAATCTTACCAATTTCATCCATAAGTTCTTTGGATTCATTACCAGCATTCTTAGATACCATCTTATTAATGATATCAGTAGCATCTTGATCTTCTAATGCTGCACGATAAGACATGATAACTTCACCCTCATGGAGTGGTTTACCAATCTCTACGCATTGAATATCAATATCTTTAGCATCCATTAATACATCAACTTGTAATACTATTTCAGATGCCATCTTTTCAGATAAATCTTGAGATATAATAGCACTATCTTCAAAGCCTTTATCTGTATGCATAATAGCTACTTTAGTTAAAGTGCCAATATTATAAGCTAAATTACCTACACCGACTTTATCAGAGTAACTATCTTTATCATAAGCTATAATCTCACCAGGTTTAATAGTTTGACCTTTCTTATAGTTTTTAGCCAAATCTAATTTAATAGTGATAAAGAAACCACCATCAGAGTTCTTTTCTACTTTCTCTCTTAGATCGATGAATTCCTTTTCATTACGATTACTCTTATTAGCTATAATCATATAGTCATCATTAACTTCTTCAACTATAGCATCCCATTTAGTCTTATGAGCAAATGTATCTGAAGTCAAGTAAGGTAATGCTTGGTCTGCACCATTAGTTACTAATAATGGATCTTGAGAATTAGTTCTCATACCATGCTTAGATGTTTGAATAAATGTCATTGCTGTACGGAATGGATCATCACGAGTTGTACCAAATGGCGTTAATGCTTCAGTGATAGATAATGTATTAGCATCAGACATTCTATCTAGTTCACCACCAGATTTAATATAACCTTTAGTGGATTCAATACCCATATTAATAGTAGCCTGTCTATTAATACCTACAGTGGCAGAGAAGCCTGTAGACATAGATAGCTTATTAATCATTGTATTATCATAAGTACGTTTATCTAATGAATAACTTCTATCGGAGTTCATACCAGATAAGCCTTTGAAGGTTACAGTATTAGCAGATTCTAATTCTAATAATGGAGATAACTTAGATAAGTCACTTGTAGTTACATCCGATAAAGCCATATCAATAACTGCAGATTGTTTCATAGTCATCTTAGCATCTTTACGATTATTTTTGATTTCTCGTAAATACATACCATAGCTAGTTGCTAATGCTTTATATAAGAAATGAACCAAACGTTCATTAGTACGGAAACGGTTACCAGTAATATCAGTATGACGATTGAATTTATTAGTAGTCAATAAGCTACTAGCATATGCTAATACTTCAATATAGTCTGTAGGAAGTTTATAAGTCTTACATACTTCCACTGTTATAGGATCCATCATTAAGTTAGCAAATGAATCTAAACCATCTGCTCTATTACGACCACCAAAGTCATCTAATACATCTAACCACATAGCTTTTGTATCAATATCAGTCAAAGAATATTCTTGAGTATTGATTACTGCTAAACCATTAACTAGTAATGCCGCATCAGGTGCATAGTTATCATTAAAGGATAAGAATCCATCATTGAATTTAAAGTAATTCTTAGTATTAGTAGGACGTTTCTCACTTAAGTTATATTCAATGCCAGCAGCATTTAATGCTCCAGTTAATCCAGCAGTATATGCCATAACTACAATAAGAGGAATCTTACTATTCAAGATACTAGCTTGAGAATAAGTCATTCTAGCACCAGGCTTCATAAATGTATAAGCATATTTATGTATACCTAGATGATTGATTAAAGATGAGGATACACCTTCCTCTGGTACTGTAATAGGTTGATTATCTTTAGTGATACCAACAACCATAAATCCTTGATCAGATTCAACTTTAACTTTCTTTTCTTCAAGTTTATGGATAAGTTCATCTCTATTAAAGTAGTATACTCTACCATCACTAGTAGTTACTTTATTAAAGATCTTAGATAACTCTACATATTCTGCAGGTAATTCATACTTAGCAGAGATCTTAGCATTATTACCTAGATCAATCTTAGATGGTGTAGGTATATCATTATCATCTTTTATTTCAAGCTTATAGTTATTTTCTTTAAGCTTAGTTAAAGCTCTAATTAAAGCATTAGTAGATTGGTTGATCTTACCAACTTGACCATATCTAGTAATAAAAATCTTGTTGTAGTTAGATACGACTTGAACTGTATCTTCATCAGTCTTAATAATAGGTAGGTTAATCAACTGACCTGGGATAATCTTATCATTACCACGTAAACGTAAGAAACGTTTATTGATAATCTTAGGCATATCAAAACGTAATGTATGACGTTTACCTAAAGAGTCTTCTAAATGAACTGTATATGTAATAATAGAGTCTTCTGATGTAGATCTATCTTCTGTTGATATATCAATTACACTCATTGGTACATCTTTATTTTGAGATAAAGAATGTAAGCACTTCACAATATCAGCATCAATATTATAATCTGCTTCAAAGTTAGGTTTCTTTAAATTAGCCCATTCATCATCAATAGTTTCTACATTCTTAGATAAGTCTGTAGATTGTAATGGAGTATCTTCAGTTGCAACTAATTCAGCAATAGTCGAATTAGCAATCTTTTCTTTTAAGAATTTATCGTTAAGATCATCCATACGAGCTTTACGAGTAGCAGAAATCTTAAATGTATCATCTTGATCATTCTTAGCCTGTAAGATTAACTCTTTTAAGTCTACGGAGTTATCCATTTCTTTTTCTGCTTCTTCGGCATTCTTAGTATAGTCTACAATATTCTCAACAGATTGATTGATTTTATCTTCTGTAGGTTTCTCAATCTTAGTTGGATCTATAACCTGATCTGCACCAGTAATACCTTTAGCTACAATCAATTTAGGTTGATCTTTTATTTCAGCTTTGTAAGGTACAGTAGGATCTATATCTTGAACACGACTTACATTATTAACTTCGATACCAGTTAGGTCTTCAATCTTACTAATAAGTCTAGTCTTAATATCATCTTTATCTTCAGGAACGTTATCTTCTACGATATCATTATTTCTAATCTTTAAGATATTAGTCTTGAAGAGATTTAGATTCTTCATATCTAAATCTTCCATCTTCATTTTAAACCAACTATTATTACCAATAAAGATAAAATCCATTCCAGATAGTTTATCTAAGTTTTCTTTAGGTTTCTTAAAGAGTCTAACTATCATAGAGAATGGATTAATAGACTTACTGAATTCAAATAAAGATGTAGTTGGAATATCACCAGCCCATTCATTTACTGGAATCAATACAGTCTTTTTAGTATATCCCTTATAGTTTGGATTATTAATGAATCTATCAAATAATGCATATAGTAAGTCTATAGCTTTATCTCTATTATAAGTTTCACTCATAGTGAAGATCTTATTATAGATATGATTATCGACATAGATATTTTTATTCTTATACTTATCTATAGTTGGGTAAGTATACTTAATATACTTACATTCATTCTTGATTCTATTTAATCTAAGTTTAACATCCTTAGAGTTACGTAATCTTTCTTTGTATAAGATCTTTCTTAATCGTGTATCTAATACATTCTCAGGAGTAGCTTCAGAGAAGAAAAATAAGTTTTCAGAATCTTCAAAATGAGATTCTGTCATTATAGGATTATTACCATAAACCTTAGAGTTATATACATCATCAACGTCTAAGTCTTTATTTATAATTCTACTAGGTTTAAGTAAATACATAGCATTCCATTCAAGGAAGTATGAATTAAACATATTTAGATTACTAATAAGCGGATGTTCAATCAATTGCTTAGATTGTTCTAGGCTTTTAGTCATTAGGAAAATAGCACTACCATGTCTTTTATCTTTCTTATTGAAAGGAGTAAAGAATGGAGTTTTAAGTAGTCTGAAAGGTTTAACCTTATCTATATTAATAGGCATTGTAGTACCTCCTTCACTTATTCTATTGTTAAAATCGTATCACTTAACTTCATTTTTCATTTAACGCTCATGTAACAATCTATTAGTAAGGTTAACCTTAATTATAAATACACCAAAATTATTTAGAAAAGCAATTCAAGTGGCTTTATAATACTTTTAAAGTGTATGTCTTATCTTATTAATCTATTAAAATCCAAACTACTCCGAATCAATTATTGGATTATATAGTGCTTAAATACATTATAACTTTAAATCTTTTCAGACATAATGCTTATGAATTTATTATAAGAAGCTTGATCCAGGAGATGGGTGGAAGAGTTATAACGAAGATTCAATCTTACATTTCTTAAAGTTATTGTTTTTAAATATTCGAAATGATAATAACTTTGATTAAAACGCATATAGATATATTTCTAAATGTATTAACCGTACTACTATGAATCTGACTTTCTTAAAAAGTCACTGCAATCCCAAACAGAAAATGCAATCATGCTAAATCCCCGTAGGCTACCCGGTCTACGGGGGTTTTCTCTGTCAAATTATACCTTATCCTGTACATTTAGATACGGAGGATTAATATAAATGGAAAAGAAAGACTTTCTAATTGAGTTATCTAAGATGACTCATAAAGAACTTAATGACTTTATTAAGTCTAAAGGTAAAATCAAGTTAGTAGAAGCTATTATAGAGAATGCTAAGTCATTCGATTAGTTAATTATTAATACCCCAGTGTATTAAAATATAACACATGTAACACAAATGTAATCGAAATGATTCCCATTATTTTATTAGGAGGATTGAATCATGGAAAAAGAAAAAACAGTTCTAGCACTGATTAAAGATGTGCGAGACAACTTAACAAATGCATCTGCTTCTCATAAAGATGAAGTACGTGTTATGCAAGCTTTCTTAAACGATACTTCTTATGAAGTAGGAGTTTATGACAAAACTGGTAAAGTTGGTACAGTTGCACCAGCTAAAGAATTCCGTAGCGTTATCTCCAATGCTATCGTAGCTACAACTAAGATTAGCAAAGAAGAAGCTGATTCCTTGGTAGCTGGTTATGAAGCTAAAAAATCTGATGCGGAAAGTATGTTGACAGTATCCAAAGAATTCTTGAATACATACTTACAGACCAACCGCAAAATTGGTCTTGGTGGACGAGAAAAATCTAACGTATCTTTGATCAAGAAAGAAATCAAAGAATCTACACGTTCTTACCCTAAACAAGTTGGTGTAGATAATGCTGGCAAACCAATCTATGAAAAAGCTGAAGTTAAAGTTAGCCCTTATGATTCCATTAAGGTTTCTAGCCCATGCCCAGCTTGGATTAAAAAATAATTCATCATCAAATAATTATTTTTAGTATTTAAAACAAATAAGATATATTACAAAGTTCAAAAACCATAAAATCTGCTAAAGACATTTCCCTAAGATAGTTCATCTATCTTAGGGATTTTCTTTATACACATTATAATGAGATGCTTTAGACATATTAGCTTTTTAACACAATGGATACATATAATTGTAGGATGTGCAGTGGTTCGTACTTTTTCTATTTTACCTCAACCATATAAAGAGCATAATAAGATCATAGTTCATCCTACCATATTATATTCAATCCAAACTGATACAGTATTCCCTAAGGGCTTTCATAGTCCTTAGGGGTATTGTATTGTCAAACATATAGGTAGTGTACGTTGTTGCTACCAGTACACGTATGTTTCATTACAATTTTCCTCGATAATATATACTTGCCCAAGGGTCTTAATGGTCCTTGGGCGGTATATATTGTCATTTTGAACATTAGGATAATCTTATAAGAAAGGAGGACCTTATATTGGGACTCAAGATCACAAATTATCTTAAGAATCTTGGTAAGTCAGTAAAATATGCTGCTATCGAGGGATTTAAGACAAATTACGATACTACATATAAATCGTTTGATCAAGCTAGTACCGCTACTAAAGAAACAGTAAATGCTATCGTTAACTACAGACAGACTTTCAGAAAAGCTCAAGAGTATTTAATGAAAACATCTGCTTATGAAGCGTCTAATCTAGCTCTCAAAAGTGCCAAAGAAGACTTAAAATCTGGTAAGCTCTGGAACCAAGATCGTGCCGATAAAGTCATGTTTGGTGGAGATGATGATGATTTTGACTGGAACTTTGATGAAGACTCTATAGGTGGAGATGATAGTGACAGTAGCTTAGATATCACTGATGGTGACAGAGCTGTAGCTAAAACTGTACATGAAGCATCTAAAGCTAATGCTGATCAAATTTCTGGTACTATCTTGAGTGCAGCTAAGTATAATGCAGATGTGACTAAACAGACTGCATCATTTATGTTTGCACAACAAGAACGATTATTTGGTAATTTAAATAACTCTATTATGGGTCTTGGTACTACAATGGGTAATATGCAAAACTTCATGACTACAAACATGCAGACGCATATTGAAAACTCAACCAAGTACTTTGAAGAGTCGACTAAATATCAACGTGAAAACAATGCTATCTTGAAAGAACTCCTTGATATGGAACGTGAACGTTTTAAAGAATGGAATACTGGTAGAGATGCAGAGAAGAAACGTCAAGATAAAGGTCTCAAACAAGATATCACTGATATCCTATCCAATGGTGTAATGGATTGGGGTGCTTATGGTAAGCATCTTAAAAAGGGATTCATTGACCAAGCTGAGAATTTTGGTCTTGGTATGATTAGTAAAGAAATGCTTATGGGTATGGCTGCTAATCCATTACAATATATTCCAGCTTACCTAGTTCAAAGAGCTATGGGTAAACCATTAGAAAAAGCTATTGGTGGATTTAATAAAACCTTAACTGGTTTATTTAATCAAATCAATGCTGATCTATTACGCTCTAAAGACAAAGAGGGTATGGGTGGTATTCTAGCTAGTATCTTCAGTGTTAAGATAGCTAATAAAGATAAGATTGATACTAGTAAATACTTTAAAGGTCAAGTGCCTTTTGATGGTATGACTCGTAAATCTATCGTAGAAGTTATCCCAGCTTACTTAGCTCGTATCGAATCACTCTTGGGTGGTGAAGAACGTATCTATGACTTTGATAAGGGTAAATTCTCTTCATTGAAGATTCTTGAAAGAGAAAAGAAAAGAAGAGATAAATCTTATAAAGATAGAGCTGGTTCTGGTATTAGAAATGCATTAGAAGAAGATATTAAGAGAATAGCTAAGTCCAAGAAACTATCTGCTAATGAATTAAAACGATTAACAGATATGATTCCTGATGTTGAAGAAAGACTTTGGAATAGTAAGGGTTCTTTTGATGAAGTAATGGAAGCTTATGGTGATGACTCATTTGGTAAATTACTTAGATTCCTACGGATGAATAAGAACTCTAGAACTTATAAAGAGTCTAAAACCTTAGCTGCTGAATATGCTGATGCTTTCCGTAGTCAAGCAGAGTATTATCAAAACCAAGAGAAGGCTGGTTGGTCTCCTGAAGCTATGATGAATAATCGTAGCAAAAATAGAGATGGTGGTAAAAGTGCCATTATTGCTAATAATGAAATGATGAGCAAAGCAATGGCTAGTCAAGAATCTATCTTTAAAGCTATGCTTTCTGAACTTTACTTAATCCGTACAAGTGAATTCCGTAAAGGTAAAAAGCTTGGTGTTAGAAATAGACTTAATGCTACCGCTGCTCCAGATTATATTGATACTGACTTTATTAAATATAGTGTCTTAAAAGAAAATCGTGCTGAAACGATAGAAGAGACTTATGAAAAAGTTAAAGCTAGTAATCCATCTAGATCTAAAGATACAGTAGATCCTGATGATGTTGGTAAGACGTTAGATGAAGTTGATATCAATAAACTTAGTAGTGTCTTTGGTGAAGATAAAGGTAAGTTTGATAATGTAACTAATGCTAAAGGTCTTAAAGGCAAAGGTAAAGCTGCTTTAAGTAACTGGTATGAAATTCTTAAAAATCCTAGACTATTTGCTGCTGAAGTTATTACTAAAGTAGACGATAGTTTATATGAATTCTTCTTTGACCATGAAACTGGTGAAAAAGATGAAGATGGTGAACAAATTCGTGGCTTCTATGATAAGATGGCTTTTGAATTAAAAACCACTTTCAATAAAGTTAGAGATTGGTTAGATAAGAAGTTCTGGGAACCTATTGTCAAAAAAGGCTGGGGTAAGATTAAAGACTTTGCTAAAGACTTTGGTTTAGACTGGTTTAATGATGCTAAAGATTCTGCTAAAAATGCTCTAACTGGTGCTGGTAGTAAATTAGCTGAATTAGTACGTGGTAAACCAGGTATGAACCCTCTCCAAGCTGAAGCATTAGCTAGATCTATAATGTTTGGTCCTGCACCTAAAAGTTTCCTAGAACCAGAAGATCAATTAAAAGATATTGCGGCTGGATATCAAGCAGCTTTTGATCAGTCATCTGCTTCTAGACAACCTAAATTTAAACCGGTTAGCAATAATAATAAGGGTGCTCCAAGTTCTACTGGTACTCAATTCGAAATATTAGCTAAACGAGCATTTAATCATAGGGATGGTTATGCATTCGGTTCTCTATCTGTACCTCATACAGCATTGACTACTGTATCTAAAGGCGAGTTAATTATTCCATCTGATTTGAATCCATTCAATCCAGATATAGATAAAGCTGATCGTAAGAAAGATAAACAAGATGAATTACGATTAAGAAATAAAATCTTATCTCATGCTGAAGGTGGTAACTTACTTGATACTGGTAAGAACTTCTTACAAACAGTAAAAGATAAAGCTCCTGAAGGAATGATCCAAGGTAATACTGTAAGAGAAGTTGTCGGAAGTGCTTTAGAATTTGCTGTAGGTAAATTATCAGGTAAAGTCGAATCAACTGATGGTAGTGCTTTAGGTCAAGCTGCTAAGGCTACTGTATCTGCTGCTTGGGAAACTGGCTTAAATAAAGTAGAAGATTATGCTAAGACTATTGATCCAGAGGTAGGTAAAGCTCTTACTAGTGATATAGCTAAACTTAGAGGTAATAGTGCTAAATTTGCTGGTCGTACTGGTGTAGCAGCTGGTGCTGGTGCTTTAGGTGCAACTGCAATATTTGGTCCTGGAGGATTATTAGCTGGTGCTGCTATCGGTGCAGCTGCTAATATTATCCGTGAAAGTGATACTGCTAAGAACTTCTTATTTGGTAAAGAAATGGCTGATGGGTCCCGTGAAGGTGGTCTAATTAGTCGTAAGCAACAAGCTTTATTTAAGAAGTATATGCCTGACCTTGGTAAAGGTGCAGCTGCTGGCATTATTCCTAGCTTAATGCTTGGCTTTGGTCCAGTTGGTGCTATTGCTATTGGCGGTGCCTATTCTCTTGCTAAGAATAATCAAAAAGTTAACGAAAAGATTTTCGGTAAAACTTATTATGATAAAGATGGTAATGAGATAGGTCGTAAAGATGGATTGATTCCTAAGAAAGTACAAGAATACGTTAAGAAAAATATTCCTAAGATTGCAGGTTTCGGTGGAGCAGCTGCTTTACTAGATCCTACAGGAATGGGTTTATTAATGAACTTTGGTCTTGGTGCTGGTTTAGGTCTTATTGGTACATCTAGTAAATTCCATGATATGATTCTTGGTAAGAAGAATAAAGATGGTGAACGTGAAGGTGGTCTAGTAGGTGCTTTAAAAGACAATGTAGTAGATCCATTACGTCGCTTCGGTACAACTTTATATCAAGACTTCTATAAGTTTATGGATTATAACTTATTCAGTCCTCTTAAAGGTACTGGTAAGATGCTTGCACAAGTCTTTAAGAATATGGGACGTAGCATGAAATACGGTCTATTTAATATCTTAGAGAAAGCATTCGGTGGACCATTCAGTATGCTTATTGGTAAGCAAGTAAATGATATGCTTCTTAAACCTTTAGGAAAGATTCTTGGTACTACATTCGGTGGTATTGGTGATTTAGCTAAATTTGCAATCGGTACCCCTATTAGAGGTATTGGTTGGGGATTACGTAAATTCAATAACTGGGGTAATAGAGGATTAATTAAAAGAGGTCAAGCAGATCATTTAAGTGCTAATGAACGTCTTAACCTAATGGAAGGTAGAAATTATGCTAATCGTGAACGTGATATGGCATTAGCTACCGCATCTGTTGAAGACTTAAATACACTTGAAAGTAGTTTAAGTATCTTTAATAGTCAATTTAAAATTGGTGGTGGTGCTGAACGCTCTACTATCAAACGTCTAGAAAGTAAGATTAAGAAATACTTACCAGCTTCTGCTGTTAAGAAAGTTTGTCAATTTGCTTATGATGGAAATACTAGAGATGCAGCTGCATTTATTTCTAGTTTAGATATTCCTGCAAATGATAAGAAAGCAGTAATGAATGCATTTGAAAAAGAAGTTGAATTTATTCAAGCTGCTAGAGGTAGAAAGAAATTTAGTAAAGAGCAAATGAAAGCTGCTCAAGAAACTCTTAAGAAGTATAATATTAATCCTACAGATAGAAAATCCTTAGGTATTGCTTTAGACCAAGTAAGTGCTGAACGTAGTCGTGCAGAAGATGCTGAACGTCTAATTGGTAAAAATGGTGAGAAATTTACTACTGAAGAAGCTAAGAATGTAGCTGAAGGTATGTCTCAAACCAATGATATCTTAACTCAAATTAGAGACGCTTTAATTAAATCTGAAAATGGTGCTTATGATAAAGATTATTATGATGATTTAACTAGAGCTAGAGATGAAGAAACAGTTGAGATGTTTAGAGGTGAAGTTGATTCAGATGCAAGAAAACTTATTAAGAAAAATTTAGGTCATCTTGAAGTTACTGGTAATAATACTTCATTTATTACTGGTAAGAAAAATAGAAAAAATCTAAATGCTCTTAAGAAGCTTCCTGAAGGTACTAAGATTGATTTAGATGCCTTATCTAAATTAAGTACTAAAACTCTTAAACGTTATTCTCAACTTGCTATGGTAATGGGACCTACAGCTATTCAATCCATTGGTGATCCTGCAGCATTAGCTCCAGAGAAAATAGCCGATGGTGCATTCAAAAGCTTGGTTAAAATTGCTACTTATCTTGGTAGACATGATAAAGAATTTAACTTTAAATCTTCATTATCTACTTATATAAGAATGCCAGCTGAACAGCTGGCATATTTTGAACAGCTTATCGATTATGGTATGGATCCTTCTATTTCTTCTCAAGCTGCAGATTGGGCTTGGGATAATAGATGGCAATTTACTAATGCTAGTACTCCAGATGAACAAGTTGCATTCACTAGAATGATTGGTGATATTACTAAATCTACTGCAACTAATAAAGCTGCTGGTACTGCAGCATCTACTGTAATGGGTAATGCTACTAATCTTGCTCCTAACACAGCTGCTGCTAGTCAAGCTAATGAAATTGCTCAAACTGGTACTAGTCAACATAAAGAACGTTCTGTTGATGCTGATGGTAATGAAACCTATGAATCTACAGATGGTTCTAATAATAAAGCTGATACCGAATCTGCTCATGATAAGAAGAAAGAAGAAGATGCTAAAGATGAAAAGAATGCAGAACGTCAAGGTTCTATATTCTCTAAAGCTCTTGGTAAACTTAAAGGATTTGGTGATTCTGCTAAAGAAGGTGCCAAAAATGTTAAAGAAAAATCTCAAGGCTTCTTACATGATATAGTAGATGGAATCTTTGGTAAAGGCGGTGGATTATTTGGTGGTCTAGGAACTATCCTTGGTGGTGGTTTACTATTATCATTCTTAGGTCCAATGCTTCCAGAGATTGGTAAGATCTTAACCCATACTTTATTACCAGCAATTGGTGGATTCTTAAAGAATACTGTAATTCCATTATTCGTTAAAGGTGTAGGTAGTGCTCTTGGAGGATTACTTGACGGCTTTATTGGTAAAGAAGAACAGCAAGAAACCGATGAAAATGGTAATCCTGTATTTAATCCTGATGGTACTCCTAAAATGAAAACTACATACAATCCTACATTGGGAGGTATGGCAGTCAATGGTGGTGTCTTAGGTTTCTTAGGATATAAAACATTTAAAGCTGGTAGAGGTATCTATAAAGGTGTCAAAGGTATCGGTAAAGGTATTGGTGGTGGCTTAAAATTAGGTAAGGCTGGATTTAGTTTCGCTAAAGAACTTAAACGTTCTAAGAGCTTTGGTAAATCTTGGAGAGCTGGTAAGTTTGTCTATAAGAATACTAAACTTGGTAAAGACATAGGTAAAATTGCTAAGTCCTCTGAAGATGCAGTTAAAGCAAGTCGTTTAGGTAAGTTATCTTCATCTATTATGAGTAGAGCTTTCGGTGCATCTAAAGAAGGTTTATCTAAGATTGGCTGGGCTATTCGAGATAGAGCTGGTGTTGCTGGATCTGCATTACTAGATGGTACTGCTAAGAATGCTGTTAAGAGTAGTGGCTTATTCTCTAAAGCAGCAGATTTTGTTAAATCTGGTATTAGTAAAGTTGGAGAAGTTGCTTCTAAAGCTGCCGATAAAACTATGGATTTCTTAAAAGAAATCTTAACTAAAGGTATCGAAAAGATCTCTACATATATACCTAAGTTAGCTGAGAAAGGTGCACAATTTGCTCCTAAATTAGCTACTATGATCTTAGATGGCATTAAAGGTTCTGCTAAATTTGCTAAACTTTTAGCTAAAGCTGGTACTTATGTAGGCGTTACTGCAATTACTGCTGGTATTGGTGGTATCGTAATTGGTATCATTACAGCATTAGACTTAGCTGCATCTGTAACTACAGGTATTAGTCGTTGGTATAACGTTGCTGAATGTCTTGCCGATGAACAACCTCCAAATGATGATGTTAAATGGGTAGCTGGTTTAGCATCTGCAGTTGACTCTGTATTATTTGGCGTAATCGGACCTCAATTATTCTTCAAAATCTTAGCTTATATTTGGGATTTAAATGATGTGTTAGCTCCAATGCAACAACGTGCATTAGCTGCATTGAATCAATATAACCAAACAGCTGAAAAGAAATTAGATTCTATTGAAGAATATAATGATGAAATCTACGATAAGGATAAAGGCTTTATAGATGATATCAAGACTGCATTTGGTGGTAGTGATTCTAATAAGAAGACTCCTGCATATAAACCAAATGCTCAGCAGTTAGCATCACAAACTCCTGCTGCTCCTGGTGCTCAAGGTACTGGTAAGAAAGGACCTCTAGGTGCTGGTACTGCGAATGGTAATGGCTTATTAAGTGGCATGCAAAGTGACATGAATAAGCTTTCTCAAGGAACTAGTGGTTTAATGGGTAATCTTGTATCTCAAGCTGGTGATTTACAAGCACAAGTTTTAGGTACAGGTAAATTCTTTAAACAAAAAGATCCTCGATATGCTAATATCGGATTTAATACATCTGGTGATAGTATAAATCAAACTATTGGAGATTCTGGTTGTGGTCCAGTTGCTGGTGCTAACGCTCTTATGGCACTTGGTACAGGTACGATTAATCCAGCTGAAGCTTCTAGTTTCGCATTATCTGGAGGGTATAAGGGTACTGATACTGGTGTTGCTCCATCCTTCTTTGAAGGATATGCTGCAAGACATGGTGCTACTTCTTATTCCACTGATGCTCAAGGTACAATCAATGCTTTGAAATCTGGTAATCCAGTTGTACTTCAAGGTGAATCTAAATCTGGTACTTCTAATAGTCATCCATTTGGTTCTTATCCTCACTATGTAACTGCTACTGGTTATGATGCAAGTACTGGTAAAGTTACAATTCAAGACCCTGAATCTAATCGTGATAATGCTACATATAATATCAAAGACGTATTACGTAATACTACAACTGCTAATGCTTTTGGTAGAGGTAGATTATATGGACGTGGTAAATTTAGTCAAGGTATTAGATTTGGTCGTGGTATTGAAGGTAATGTACCTATCATTTGGAATAAACTCCAAGGTTTAGGATTTGGTGATATTCATACTGCTGCGATAATGGGTAATATGGCTATCGAATCTGGTTTCGATCCAGCTATTAGTGAAATCGGTGGCGGTGGAGGCTTTGGTCTCTGTCAATGGGATGACCGTAAAGGTAACCTCGCTGAATATGCTCAAAGAGCTGGTAAGGATCCATCTGATCTTGATATTCAATTACAATTTATCAAGTATGAATTACAAGGTTCTGAATCTGCAGCTGCTTCTGAATTCTTTGCTGAAACTAGTAATATAGATAAAGCTACTGAAATTTTCTGTAGAAAATATGAACGACCTAATATGGCATATGCTAACTTAGAAGGACGTAAACAGGCTGCAAGAGAAATCTTACAATCTAAAGGTACTGGTAAAGTAACTAGCATTGCTGGTGGTAAATCTTCTGGTCCTACAAAGAAACCTGGATTATTATCTCCACTCTTCGATATGTATAATTCCATTAAATCTAACTTAGGTTCAGTACTTGGTATTGACTTAGGTGGTAATATTGGTGGATCATCTGGTGCAGTTG